ATGGTAGTCATGGAAATAGAGACATGGACGAGAAGCTGCACCAGGAAAGCGGACAAATACCAGAAGGACATGGACGAGGACTACGTGCACTTTTTCTGCTGGCATTCGGAGGACATGTACAAGGTGCAGTTGAAGCTGAAGGAGTACCTCGAGTTGGAGAAGGCGGCAAGCCGCGGAAGTCTGGACGACGTGAAGGAGTACCTGAGACACACGGCGGAGCATTACAGTGACGACCTGATATACGGTTCGGTGCAGAACCACAGTACTGACACCTCGTTCAACACAGCCCACCTGCTGGAGAAGGAGGTAAAGCAGGACATCGTGCGTGAATACAAGAGCCTGCTTGGGTACATTGCGAAACAGGAGGCAAAGGCCGCAGACTGACGAGGCCTCGGATGGCGGCCCGGAAAGACGGGCAAGGGGCGGCAGGCGCGGCCGGAAAGTTGGAAAATTGAAAGCGTAGGACAGCCGCCGGGGTTCGACTCCCCGCGCCCCACGAAGCAATTGAGAGTTAAGAATTAAAAAATTAAGAGTTATGGCAAAGAGACAGGACAACGAGAAGTTGAGGGAACAGTGGCGTCACAAGCTGATGACGCTCGTGGGCTGCGTGACGCACACGCAAGTGGTTGCCGATCAGGCGATAGGGCTGGCCAACAGGTTCATGAAATACGACGAGATGGACGACAGTGACGCCGTGCGCACGGTGGAGAACCTTTCGTGCATGTGCGAGGAGGCGTTGCAGGTGATATGCGCTGAGCTGGCGAAAGGCACACGGCTCGGCAATGGTGAAACCAAATAAACGGATACGGATATGAGCAAGCAGATTTTGACAGACAAGGAGACAAAGCATTTCCTTATGAAGGCGTTTGGATGCACACAGCAGGCCGTATGGCGTGCGCTGACTTTCAAGCGTGACAGCGACCAGGCGCGGAAGATAAGGACGCTGGCGCTGAAGCGCGGCGGCAAGCTGGTGGACGGATACGTGCCGGAGTGCGAGACCGTACATAATGAGGTTGACAGGACGATGGAGCAGACGTTCGGACCGAGGGTGAAGATGGTGTACGACCGCAAGACGGGCGAGACCAGGGTGTATGTTGACGGCGAATGCAGGGAAAGCCACGCCGGGCTGGACGTGCCGGAGTTCATGCAGCTCCAGGGCGAGGTGCAGCTGATGGCGGCGGCATTGTAAGGCAATGGGCGATGGAGTATTATGGAAAGATACTGTGCATATCCCACCATGACCTGACGTATGACGACCGCCCCACGGTAGTGGACGGCAAGGCGGACTACAGCAGGAGCAGGGCGCTGAAGGGCTTGCACCCGTCGATGCTTTCCGAAGAAGAGCTTGCTCCAATAATGTCGGAGCCAAACTATAAACAATTATCGGCAAGAGGCCAAATAAACATAGTACGTCAAGGCAAGGGTAAGGGCAATTACGCACTCGTGGAGATAGCGACAATCCCCCTGCGTTTTCAAGAGAAGATAAAGTTAAAATACGGAGACATGAAAGAGGACATTCTGAAAAACTGGTTCGGCAGCCACTACCGCGTCGACGCAAAGGCACGGGAGTTCTACACGAAGTTCCGCTTCGGGAACGGCGACGCGCTGCCGCCGGAGCACATACAGGAGTACACGGTGAACGCATCGGTGATAGAGGCCGTGCTGGCGGTGATGGAGGACACGGTGCTGATGCGCAAGGCGATGAAGGGCGGCCCGGTGAACTGGGGCGAGATGGCCGGGGCCATCAGCTACTACCAGACTGAGTTCGGTCACACGCTGCCGATGAGCGCCAACCGCTTCAAGCGCAAGGTCAGCGAGTTCAGGACGAAAGGTTACGAAAGCCTGATAAGCGGAAAGTTCATGAACCAGAACCGGCGGAAGGTGACATACGGCATCGAGAGGCTGCTGCTCGCCATCGACGGCCAGCCGGAACAGCCGTTCAACACCACTGTGTGGGAGCAGTACAACATGTTCGTGCAAGGCGACCTTGAGCTGTACGACCCGGAGACGGGCGAGGTGCTCGACCCTGCGGACTTCACCGACAAGGACGGTAACCCGATAGTGTTAAGCCCGGCGACTGTGGCCAACTACCTGAACAACCCGAAAAACAAGGCCCTGCGTGCCAAACTGCACATGAGCCAATGGGACTTCAACAACGCCTACCGTCCGTACCATCTGCGCCACGTGGGAGAATATTCACTGAGCAAGATTTCGCTCGACGACCGCGACCTGCCGCGCCCGATGAAGGACGGCAACAGGGTGAAAGCCTACTACGCCTACGACGTGGTGAGCGGTGCCGTGGTGGGCTACGCCTACAACAGGCTGAAGACCGCCGAGCTGTTCCTTGACTGCATGAGGAACATGTTCAGGACGCTCGACCGGAACGGGATGTACATCCCTGCCGAGCTGGAGGTTGAGCACCACTTAGTCAGCGACTTCGCGGACGGGCTGATGCAGGCCGGCACGGTGTTCCCCCTGATACACTGGTGCAACCCCGGCAACTCGCGCGAAAAACGCGCAGAGCATTTTAACAGAGCGAAAAAGTACAGCGTGGAGAAGCGCACGCAGGTCGGCATCGGACGATGGTACGCCAGGCTGGAGGCCAACCGTCCGAAGGAGGAGAAGGTGTACGACGAAAAGAACAACACATACAAAGTGAAGAGCTACGCCTACGACGAGCTTGTGGCCGACGACATACGCGCCATAAACGAGTACAACGGCCAGCTGCACCCGAACCAGAAGAAGTACCCCGGCATGACACGCTGGGACGTGCTATGCGCCCGTCAGAACCCGAACCTCGCACCCTGGGACAAGGCCTTGCTTTACCGATACATCGGTTTCCGCACGGAAACGACCATACGCAACAACTGCTACCTGACGGTGCAGTACAACAACTTCGTGCTGCCCGACCCTGAAACCATAGCCAGGCTGGAGCCGAGGAACTACAAGGTGGAGGCCTATTATTTGCCCGACGCGGACGGGAACATCGGCGAGGTGTACATTTACCAGCACGGACGTTATATCGCCACCTGCAAGCCCGTGACACGCTACAACGAGGCCACGGCCGAGCAGACCGAAGCCGACAGAACCGCTTATACCGAACAGGCGAAATATGTGACCAAGTTCGACAAGATGATGAAGGACGGCAAGATAAGGAAGGTCGGCATAATGAAGAAAGCGGAGGCAAAGGAGATTGCGGACATCAAGGCTGAGGCGGTGGAGATGAAGCCCCGCACGGAGGAGGACGATTATTCAGCCTATCTGGACGTGGCCCACTACGAAGCCGAAGCCGTGGCTAAAATCTAACGACATTAGAACGACATTAAAAACAGCATCAAAATGGAAATAACGAACGAAGTGAAACAGCGGATTGCGGGGGCGATAGCCTCCGACCGTGAGAATTATCCCAGCGACAACCGCCACGCGACCGCACTGGGCATAGCGGCAAGCGTGTATAACGCCATCAAGAAAGGGAACTATGACCGGCAGGTGAGCGACGCCAACTGGATAGGCATCGCCCGGAGGCTGGGCGTTCAGTTAAGAGAGGAAATGCCCTGGACGGTCGCCAAGACGCCGACCTATGTGTTCATCAGCAAGCAGTTGGAGGCATGTCAGGACAGCGGTCTCTCCGCCATCCTATGCGACATGCCGAACATCGGCAAGACCTTCACGGCCAAGGCATACGTGAAGCAGCACAAAAACGCCGTGTATGTGGACTGCTCGCAAGTGAAGACCAAGCTGAAGCTGATACGGTACATCGCCAAGGAGTTCGGTGTAGGCAGTTACGGACGCTACTCCGACGTGTACGAAGACCTTGTGGCTTACCTGCGGACGATAGACACACCGCTGGTGGTACTGGACGAGGCGGGAGATTTGCAATATGAAGCCTTCCTGGAACTGAAAGCCCTGTGGAACGCCACGGAACGCTGCTGCGCCTGGTACATGATGGGCGCTGACGGTCTGAAGGAGAAAATTAACCGTGCCATCGAGGGCAAGAAGGTGGGCTACACCGAGATGCTTTCGCGCTATGGCGACACGTACAGCAAGGTAACGCCTGACGACGCGCGGGAACGCGAGAAGTTCCTGAAGGCGCAGGCCGCCATCGTGGCCAAGGTGAACGCGCCCGAAGGCTCGGACATTTCAAGGATAGTGAACGCCACTGGAGGCGGACTCCGAAGGGTATACACGGAAATAGAAAAGCTGAGGAGGGTTCAGGCATGATGACAAAGATAGAGATGCAGGCGATGGATGCTGTCATCGGCATCCACCGTGAAATGAGAAAGATGAACGAGCCGGACTGGGAAAAACGGCGGTATGAGATTGCCAAGAGTGTATTGCCTGATTTTAAGGATGGTTCAAATGTATGGCTGTCTGCCGAGGAAGCGGCGAAATGTGCAGTACATTATGCAGATGCCCTTATCAGCGAACTGAAGAAAGGAACTGGGCTATGCGATTGAAACGAGCTTACAGCCCCAAAGAGGTGCTGAACATGAAGATACCCCGATATGAATTTACCGGCCCGTGGCTGGCCTCCATCGGCCGTCCGGCCCGGAGCGGGGTCTGGATAGTCTGGGGCGCGAGCGGCAACGGCAAGAGTTCGTTCGTGATGCAGTTGGCCAAGTACCTCTGTACGTTCGGCAAGGTGATATACGACAGTCTGGAGGAAAGCACCGGCCTTTCCCTTCAGATGTCGCTGAAGCGTCATAAGATGGAGGAAGTGAAGAAACGGCTGGTCATCCTCGACCGCGAGCCGATGGACAGCCTCGAAGAGCGGCTGAAGCGCAGGGGCAGCCCCGGTGTGGTGATTATTGACAGTTTCCAGTACAGCGGTCTGAGTTACCCGGACTACAAGGCGTTCAAGGAACGGCATCCCCGGAAGCTGCTCATCTTCATCAGCCATGCCGAGGGAATGCACCCGGCAGGCCGGACGGCCCGGAAGGTGGAGTACGATGCTGACGTGAAGATTATGGTAAGTTGCTTCAAGGCCTGGTGTAAGAGCCGTTTCATGGAACATCCGGGCGAGCCTTACGTGATATGGGAAGAAGGGGCGGCCAAAGCCCTGACGGGCGAAAAGGAGGCGGATGATGGAATGGGAGAATAAACTGTACCAGCTGCTGCTGGCAAAGGACGAGGCGGCGGCTGTGGTTGAGGATTGGGCGGAACGCGGTGTCGAGAGCGACCTGCGGCTGCGCAAGGCGAAGACCAAGGGGCACATAGTGATAGAGACGCGCGACGTGATATTCGCCAGCCGCATACGGCAGTGGCACCCGTCGTGCAAGGTAAACATAAAGGACTTGAAATGATGGAAAAGAACAACAAAGAGACGACTTGCTGCATCTGTGGCATGAAGTTCACCGGGTACGGGCACAATCCTTACCCGGTGAAAGAAGAAGGGAGCTGTTGCCGCCTGCGCAACTACGCGGTGGTGGTGCCCGAGCGTTACAGGAGACATTTGGAGAACCAAAAACAAGGAGGACATGAATAAGAGGGTGTACATAAGCGGTGCGATAGCGCACCACGACATCAGCGAGCGCAAGACGGCGTTCGCCGACGCGGAGAGGCTGCTGCGCCGGATGGGCTTCGAGCCAGTCAACCCGTTCAAGAACGGCTTGCCGGAAGAGGCGCACTGGCGTGAACACATGAGGGCGGACATCGCCCTGCTGCTCGGCTGCGACTATATCTACATGCTGAAAGACTGGGAACTGAGCAAAGGCGCGAAGCTGGAGCTTGACGTGGCCAGCTCGTGCGGGATAAAGGTGTTGTTTGAAATCACATTGTTAAGTTAAGGAGGCAAAAATGAAAGAGATGTATGAAAGACTGTTGGCGTGGCTGCGCGAAACGCGCAGGCAACGCACAGAGAGAAAGAAGGCTGCGGCCGAGTGCCGCATGGTGATGGACGCGAGGCGCGCGGTGCAGGTGCGCGAGTTCGGCGGCGAGGTGTTCGTCTGCATGGACGGCGTTCCGATGCTGCCGGTTGACGGCCTGAAATGGGACCTGCCCACCGCGCTCGACGTGTCGAGGGAGGCTTATATAAAGTACAGGAAGGAGGAGTGCGGCAATGGGCGTTGACAATTACGCCCGGTTCTACGCCCTGCTCGGCAAGCTGCCCGGCGCAGACAAGGAGACGCTGGTGCTGCAGTTCACGAACGGCCGGACATCGCACCTGCATCTGATGACGGCGGCGGAATACGGCAGCATGTGCACGGAGATGGAGCGTGTGGCCGGTTATGATGCGAGGCGCGAGGCATGGCGGCGCGAAATGCGCCGTAAGCGTAGCGCGGTGCTTCACCAGATGCAGCTGCTTGGCGTCGATACGGCCGACTGGGGCAAGGTTGACAAATTCTGTCAAGACAAGCGCATAGCCGGCATGGCGTTCAAGGAGATTGACGGAAACGGGCTGGACGCGCTGCTGACGAAGCTCCATGCCATAAGGAGAAAGAGAGAAACAAGGGTTAAGAATTAAAAAAACAGTAATTGAAATGGAACAGAACATCAACCAAGTGGACATAAAGTCCCTTAGCAAGGAACAGAGGGCAGAACTGTTGGCCCAGTTGAAGCAGGAGGAGAAGGACGACCGCATAGCCCGGCGCGAGGCATACGAAGCGTTGCGCGGCGAGTTCATGCACGCGGTGAGGGGCAAGGCGGAAGCCCTCACTGAGGACGTCACAGGTTTCAAGAAATGGCTTGAGGGTGAGACGGACAGCTTCACCGCAGTGATGAAGGAGTACGGGCAGGTGAAGAGTGGCGAGCAGATGAGCTACACAATCGTTGACGGCGACTTCAAGCTGGAAGTGAAGAGCAACAAGGTGAAAGGCTTTGACGAGCGCGCCGACATGGCCGCCGAGCGGCTGATAGACTACCTTAAACGCTACATGCAGCGCAGCGACAAGGGAGCTGACGACCCGATGTACCAGATGGCGATGACGCTGCTGGAGCGCAACAAGATGGGCGACCTGGACTACAAGAGCATATCGAAGCTGTACGAGCTGGAGGACAAATTCGACGGCGAGTACGCCGAAATAATGCGCCTGTTCAAGGAGGCCAACGTGGTGCAGCGCAACGCGCGGAACTACTACTTCTGGAAGCGCAACCCTGAAAACGGCGTGTGGACGAGGATAGAGCCGAGTTTCTGCCGCCTGTAAGGCCGAAAAGCCGTGAATAAGGAGCAAAAAGCCGCCGAAGCGATTGTGTTTCAGCGGCTTTTTATTATCTTTGCAAATATAATGAGCAAGGGTAGGAACAAGGAACTTATAAGGCTTCGCGACGAGGCGTTGTGCCGCCGGTATTATTACTGGACGGAGATACAACGCCTGCGCTTTGACGATGCCCTGCGCAGATTGTCGGAGTGCGAGTTCTTCATATCCGAGGAACGTATCATGGCCATCATAAGGCGGAAGACACGCGACGGTTCGGCAAGGCAAGTTAAGCCTCTGCCGAAAGTGAGGAAGCCGAGGCTCACGGCTTCGCAGCTGGAGCTGTTCCCCATGCGGTGACGCTGCTCATTCTTCCATTGCCGACTCGTCATGGAACGTGAACGAGAAGGTGAACTCATAGACCTTTATATATCCTGGCAGCGCATAGTCGCGGCTTTTCTCCCTGACAAGCGGAGATACGCTTTCCGAACATTCAAAGCATTGGAGCGTCTTGTACAGTTTGTTGGCAAGTTGCTGCCGCTCTTTCGCCTTGTCGTATGTGCCCGACGAATAATGCGTGTCATCGTAGCAATCGATGGCAAGGCGCACGGTAATGGACGACTCGCTGTTCTGCGCCCCGTAGCCGAGGTCGTGCCAGTTGGAATCGACATTGCCGATGAGCACGCACGGGAACGTCACTGGGTAATGGTCTTCGTTGGCTCCCATTTCAAGCTGGCCGTAGTCCTCGTCGATGAGCGAGAGTTCAGGCATTTCACGGGCGACTTGCTCCATGATGTTGATAAAAACTTCTTCCATGATTTTAAGTTTTGATGATTAACTATTTAGAATATTTCGTATTTCCTTTTCTATCCGCTCGTTTATTTTTCCGGTGAGTTCCTTGCTGTCGCCGAGGAACTGACGCTGTGGAATGCGGATGTCGAGCTTCTTTTTCTTTGTGAGGGCAAGATTTTTCCAGAATGACGCTTTCGGGTTGGCTGCTTGTCCCACGGCGGCCCCATTGCGGCCTTTCTTTTGCCTTGTGGCGGTCTTTCCCGCCTTGCCCGACGCCTTGTAGAACTTGGCCCACGCGAAGCGTCTCATGCGGTCGGTGACGGTGACGGATACAGAGCCGCCCCAGTTGTGTACTGGTGCATAGACGACATCGTTGGCTACCCTTACGCGGTAGTCGGACGTGATGTACTTGATGGAATTGAAAAGATGGTTGCGGCCAGATAGCAGCGTGCCGTACTGGCTTGCGGCGTCGGTTTCGCCGGACGAGAGCCTTTTGGCCTTCGGCCACGGGTGCAGGCCGCCATTGACGAAGCCGCCCCTGCGGAAGTTGTCCTGGAAATGGTCTTTGGCCATTCGTCCGGCGACGACTGGCATACGGCGGCGCATCATGCCGTCAAGCTCCTTGCGCTTGCGTTCAACCTGTCTTGCGAAATCTTTTATATCCATATCATGCAATTATTCAAGAATAATTTGTAAATTTGCAGCGGAGGCGTATAAACTGCCTTATGTGCTTATGAACATACCTGTACAAGTAAAAGACGAAGCCCGTGAGCTTATAGAGCAATACGGCGATACTTTCGAGTACCTCGGTGACTACGAAGGGCGGGAAGCCTATATGTTCAAGTTCCCGGAGGACTCATGCACGGGTTATCCTTTTGTCTACTTGTATGACGGGAAAACAGCCACAGAAGTCAGCGGCCCATTGTCCCTCGACATAATCGGTTCACTTGTCGAAGATGTCGAGGAAAGCGGTGTCGAATAGCTTGTTGTCAATCCTCATTATGCCCCTGCAGCCATGTGAGTTGGCGGCACCTTCGTCACACAGATACTTGACGTCTTTCCACTCCATGCCAGAACCTTCGGAGTTGTCACTTTGCGGTTCAATGTAACGCAACTCCCCATTTTTGAACCTTTGAAGTATCGTGGCATGACCGCCACCGCCTTTCCACCCGATAGACAATTCGTAGACACCTTCATCTTTGCAGACTTCATTGAAGAATTCCATGTACCGCTTTGAAGTCATCTTCAGGTAGTTCTTGCTCCTAAGCCAGTCGTTTATACTTGTATGTTGCGCCGGCGTTCCGTCGGCATTCTTCCAAACTTCAAAAGCGCGCCCCCTGCTCAAGTATTCAAGTTTGCTTCCGGGCGTATTGCCCTTAGCAGTAATGTCGAACCCCCTAAGCCTGAGCGCGTATGCAGGTGCGCAAGTCTGGCAGTTGATGTCATACGGGCGGTCCCTTTTCTTGTCGTATTTTTTATTCTTGCTGTATTTGTGGCCCCTCTTGTCGTGATACAGCCCATTTTCGTCCAAGACAAAATCATCCACGTGTTTAGGATTGGCGTTTTGTTTGTCCGCCTCGTCAACGTCCATAGGCTTGCCCTTTGTGATTTTTATGTTTTTTTCTATGTCTATGCAGTTTCTTGCAATAGCCATCTTTTCATCATCCGTGAGATTGTCGGGCATTTCCGCGATTATTTCATCAATACGGGCCATCAGTTTGTCAACAGCCTTTTTCGCCCCTTTGTGCGCATTTGCCTGATAAGGATGGTTGTCAGAGAACAGCTTGGCGTCCTTGCCTGGATTATTTTCAAGCCCCGGCTGCGGCTTGTATCCGTCACCTGAGCCGGGAACAGGCGTCACGGGGTCGTCAGTAGATGACAATCCGCACTTGCAGTTCCAGCGGTCGCCGGGGCGGTGTTCGTTCCAGAACGGGTCATCGACGGGACGCACGGTGTTCCAGAACACACGGTGGTCCTCGCCGGGATGTACAGAAGTTGACGGCATCCAACGCAGATTGGGCAGTACGTCCTTCTCGCGCTCGAACTGCTGCCAGTCAGCGGCAAGGTGCGCACGGAGTATGGCGGTGTCGTATTCCGTGCGCAGCCATGCACCGCACTGGTGGAAGGCGATGGGCAAGACCTCGCTCCTCCACTGCTCGAACGGCTTTAGATTGCCGTTTGAATCCAGCAGCAGGCGTGCCATGTCGTTCTGCAAGCGATGGACCTTGAACGCTGAGAACACAGCATTGTTGCGCAGTATTGCGGCACGGAAATCGTCGTCGGGGTCAGTGGCCTTTGACTCGGCAAAGCCTTTTTTCACGGCCTCGTTCATTTTATCCCATATTCCGCCGAACAGGTTTATTTCGATGTCAGTGGCCGGATGGAAATCCTTGCTGTAAATGTTCAGCAAAGCGCGGCGCAGGAGTTCGTCGGAAAACTCGATACCTGTCGAAACCTCACCTTCGTCCGCCCCGTAAAGCCTGTTGACTACCAGTCTAAATCCGCCCCGCCGCGCGACGGGGCCTTTGCGAAAAAACCTGCAAGCCAGCTACGGAACGACTTTTTCTGTTTAGGTGAAGGTTCGGGCTCTTCACCATCGTTGCCGTTTTTGGCTTCATTCTCCGGCTTGGCTATTTGAGCGGCGGCATTTTCCTTCCTTAAACGCTCTTCCTCACGCGCTTTCTTCATACGTTCATAGTCGGCAGGCTTTTCAATGCCAAATTCTTCATATAGGTAATCGTCCGACACCGGCAGGTTGAAACTTGTCTCCAGCTGTGTAAGTACGTTTATTTTCGACGTGGGGTCGATGTCTTTCCTTTCAGGGAAACAGAACTCACCGCCGGCGGTGTCAATGCCGATATGCGCGAAAATGTCCGCCATGTCGTAGTTGAGGACGTCAAGGACATACTTCTTGTCAGCCAAGGCGACCTTGTCCTCGACTTTCTTGTGTACCGTTCCGAGCGCCTGCGTGCCTTTTTCCGACGATTCAGTAGTCAGCGTGTTGCCGAGGACAAGTTTTGACATTTCGTTGTTGCAGCGTTCGCAGAGCCGCTCGTACACATCAGCAGAGCCGGTTTTATTCCCTGCTTCCGTCAACTTGAATTCCGTATCCTTGGAATGGAAGAATTGCGCGAGGCTTCCTGCATTCGCCGCGTCCTCCATAGCCCTCTGCCTGGATTCCTCGTCATCAGAATCATATATATACTCTTGTATGGGCATACCGAACACCTCGGAGAACTGCGACCAGTCGCCCGTGGTGTTGCGCTTGTAGATGACCCACGGCGCAGCCTTGGCCAGCAGCCCCAAGTCGTCAGGGCTCCCGACAAAGAGCAAATCCTGATAGTTGTCCCAGGGCAGGCCCGTTATGTCGGTCTGGTGCCGGAGTATGAGTTTTCTTACCGGGTCGACATGCTTACGCGGGACGAGGTCGTAATCCACCCACTGACCCTCACGGTAAAACTGGCATAACGTGAATCCCCAGAACCTTGCGTCGATGATGTCGCCGATGAGCTTGTTGAACCACGGGGAGCGTATCTGTTCGTTCACGGCATCGTTTGGCTTGCCGTTTCTTTGGAACTCAATATCCGAACACAGTACGGCGTTCTTGCGCTTCTCGATAACGCAGGAAAGGTGTGTGTCCATAAGGATGTCCGAATACAGGTCATAGAGTTTGTAACGCCTGGAAAAGTCAACGTTCTCGGCGGCGCGGACGGCCGCCATATAGTCAGCGATGTCAATGCCGAAACGTTTAGGCTGCGTGATGACGATAACGTTAGGTCTTTTCTGTCCGGGCTGCGGCAAGTTGCCGCCGACGGTGATAATCCCGTTCTTGTTCCTGTTCTTTCTTTTGCTCATAATAAGATAAGTTGTTTTTACCAATGGTTTGTCCTTTTGCGGTTGCTTATGATACGGAACGGCGAGTTCTGCGAGCGTTCTTCCGGCGGCAGCAAGGGTGCGCCCTCGATGGATATTTCCTCTGCGGCTACCGCCTTCATCCATTCAACGGCACGCTCGTACCTGTCCTTCCGCACCTGTGAGAGCTTTTGCGGGTTGTGGATGCAGAAAATGTGGTATACTGCGATGTCGATAACCATCATCAGCACGAGTTGGTTACGCTGTTCGCCGGTTGCGGAAAAGATTTTGTCGCAGTCATACCGTTTCGACAGGTAACACCGCATTTCGGCGATGGCCCTGTCCTCGCATACCTCGATGACGGCCTCGTCCTCCCTGACAAGCGCGTCCAGGATGTCACGGTGGATGCTTGCGTCATAGTCTGTCAGTTCTACAAATTGGCTCATAGTTGTAATGAAGAATTAAGAGTGAATAATGAATCTGTCACATCCTGCGTTTGTTGCGGCTGCGGAGGTCTTTCCGAGTCTTGAACACCGGCGGCTCCGCCCTACGCATAAGCTCGTCGATGATGCGGTTGCCGCCTTCGACCGCATCCGGGCCGTCCGCCGGATAGCGTAAGGACAGCGTGAACAGCTTGAACTGGTCTTCCAGCTCCTTCATGTGCGGGTTGTCTTTTTCCGCCTCGTTGAGGATGAGGTTGCCTTCTCTGTTGAGAGGTTCCAGGTTGGCCTCTATGCGCGTGGCCTTGTCAGTCTTTTTCTCCTCGTCACCACGGATGTAGAGGGAAATATTATGCTCTTTGCGGACTTTGGCCACGAGAGGTTTGAACACCTGCTGGAAAAAAGGGTCTTGCAGCTTGTTGTTTTCCATGTAGCAATAGACGTTGGTCTTGCCGCCGACGAATTCCTGCATCTTGACATACCAGCCGATGAATTCCGCGTTCAATGCCTGGGCAAGGAAAGTCTTGATGACATAGAGCCTTCCTCCGAGCTTGCCGAGCAACGAAAGCGCCTTGAAGGACTTGCCTTTCTTGCCCTTGCTCTCGCCCGGCGCGGGGTCGCCGTATGCAACGAGGAACTTGAACTTCGACAGTGGCGGTACCTTCCCGTAAGTGATGTTCTCAAACACCTCGCCGACGGACACCGGATTGTTATAATACTCCCCCTGCACCGCCTTGGTGGATATTTTGGAAAGCGTGCGGTCGATAAACTCCTCGGAATTTTTCTCCGGCCAAGTGGAGCGTCCGTCTTTGTCGCGAATGTTCACTATGTCCCAATGGTCGGCCATGCTTCCGGCCCGTACCACGCAACAGTCCTTGGCGATGATATTACCGCAGAAGACAATGAGTGTAGGTTCGGATATGGAGCGCGTCGGATAAAGCGCGTTCTCCCACCAGTCCCATCGTTTCTGTATGATGTCCGGGTTCTTGGTGTCGTCGTCCGTGTCGAAGTCGTCCACGAGCAGCACGTCCGGGCGTATGGCCTCGTTGCGCGAGCCACGCGGCGACTGCCCGGCGCCGAGGGCGCGGAATGCCACGCCGCCCTTTGTGACGAACTCGTCCTCCGTCCATGCGCCGGGCGTCTCTTGCTTGCCATAGTAAGCCAGTATTCGCCCGTTCGCTTCCAGGTTAGCCCGGTATGGTGCCAGCAGCCTGACAGCATTGTCCTTGCTGTTGGACGTCATGATGACGTTCTTTTTCCGGCCTGTAAGCGTGACGAACATGACAGCAAACATTGTAACCGTAGACTTGGCCAGCTCACGGCTCCATGACAACACCTCAAACCATTCGTCATGGGCGAGGATGCGCTGTATGGCACGTTTCTGGAACCCTGCGAACTCATACTTGGCGTAGTTCGGGAAAAAGAACTTTATCCATTCCACCGGGTGCCGTTCAAGGTAAAGACGATGTTTTTCCCTGTCCTGTGCGGACATGGACTTGTCAACGGGTGTAGCCCTTGCGATGTCCTCCTTGAACTTCTCCCAGTCCAGTAGCGCTATCTTATCAGCCTGTTTCATGTGTCCTACGGTTTATAGTTTGTCCTTGATGTAAGCGTCTGCCAGCCTTGTCAGCTCCTTTGCCTTGTCAAGGTCGAGCGGGCGCAGCCATTCGACGAAGCCGGTAAGCACGCTGATAATGTCGGCAATGCCCGTTTCCTGCTCCATGTTGCGGATGGCGGCGGAGAGCTTGCCAAGGATGTCAGCCTCCTTGGAGCTGGGGAACCTCTCACCCTCGGCGCGTGTCGAGATGGCGCGGTTTATTTCCGCCACCTGACGGTACAGGTTCGCGACCTGCTCCTGGCGCGTAAGCGTAAGCCCGGCCTTTTGCTCCTCCCACTTGCCGGAGCGCACCCAGTTTGACACGGTGACACGGGACACCCCGACCCTCTCGGCTATTTCCTGTTGCGTAAGGTTTTCGCGCAGGTATAAAGTCTTGGCCCATTCTTTCTTCTGGGCGTTTGTCAAGTCTGTCATAATATTCTAATGTCTTTAATGAATCCAAGTGCAAAATTGCCATAAAAAGCCCGTTTGACGAAAAAGACAAAACATGATGCGACTTTGTGGTGTCACCATGACGCCACAAAGTTGCATGATAAAAACGCGGTTTCCTCAATCCGCTGAATTGTTGCATTTTTGCAGCAAAAATCACGGACGACAAAAAAACGAGCAAATGGCAATAAGCAAGTTCTTCAACATACAGACAGACGCGGAAGGCGTCGGGACAATATTCCTCTACGGTGACATTGGCGACTATTATGACGTGCAGAGTGTGCGTGTGGCCAAGGAACTCATGGAGGCGGAGAAAGCCGGCCGGCGTGTGAACGTCAGGATAAACAGCAACGGCGGCGAGGTGTACTGCGGCATAGCCATATACAACGCCATACAGAACAGCAGGGCCGATGTGCGCATCTACGTTGACGGCATAGCCGCCAGCATGGCGAGCGTGATAGCGCTGTGCGGCAAGCACGTTGAGATGAGCAAGTATGCGAGGCTCATGCTGCACAGTGTCAGCGGAGGCTGCTACGGGAACAAAAAGGAGATGCAGAAGTGCATAGACGAGCTGGAAAGCCTTGAGGACAGCCTGGCGGACATATACTCAGTGCGCACAGGCATGACGAAAGACGAAGTGAAGGCGGCCTATTTTGACGGCGAGGACCACTGGCTCACGGCAGAGGAGGCCCTGCGCTCAGGCTTTATTGACGGTATCTATGACGCGGAGCCAGTGCCGGAGGACAGTACCCCGGAACAGATATACAACTTATTCAATAACCGGCTCGTTGAGCCACAAAACAAAGACAAAATGAATCTTGAGGAAGTTAGGAAGCATCCATCGTTCAAGGACTGCAAGAGCGAGGAAGAGGTAATCGCCAAGGCCCAGGCGTATGCACAGGAGGCGAACCGTGCGGGCAGCCTGGCGGAAGAGAACGCCTCCCTGAAGGCGAGAGTTGAGGAGTTTGAGGCCAAGGCGGCGGCCGACGAGGAAGCCGCACGCAAAGCCCTGCTTGACGCGGCCGAGGCTGACGGGCGCATCAACGCCGAGACACGGCCCATGTATGAGAACATTCTGAAAAACAGCCCGGAAGAAGGCAAGAAAGTGCTTGCTTCATTGTCACCGAGGCGCAAGGTCGTGGAAGACCTGAAGGTGGAGCCGGGCGGGGAAAGCCCATGGAACAAGCGTATGCGTGAAATCAAGGACAAACTTAACAAGTAAAAGACATGGCAATAGTAGTAAAGAACACCAATTACAACGGCGAGGTACTGGAGCAGCTTCTGACGCTCGCCGCCACCGGCAACGAGATTGTCGAGAAAGGGCTGATAATGGTCATTCCCGGCGTGGAGAAGAAAATCAGCCTGCCCCGTTTGCGAAGCGGCAAGATGCTGCAGAAGCGCAAGGAGAACCCAGGCGTGGAGGATTCGAAGGGCAACTTCAACTATGACGAGAAAAGCCTTGACCCGAAAGACTTCATGGCCTTCACCGTATTCAACCCACGTGCTTTCGAGCAGATCTGGCGTCCATGGCAGCCGAAGGGCAACCTCGTGTTTGCTGAACTGCCTCCCGAAGCCCAGAACGCCCTCCTGGCAGAGCTTGCCAAGCAGGTGCAGTTCGAGCTGGGCGACCATTACATCAACGGAGTGTACGGTGATGACGATGACCACCTGTTCAACGGCATCCTCACGCAAATGGCCAAGGACACGGAACTTATCATCGTGGACAGCGAGGAGGAAACCATGCTGGGCAAACTGAAGGCTGTGCGCAGTGCCATACCCAAGGCCATCCGCAACAACCCGAACTTGCGCATCATCATGAGCATCGACGACTTCGACAAGTACGATGACGAACTGACCGAGCGCGAGGCCAAGAACGCCAGCGAGACCGATGTGAACGCGCGCCGTTACAAGGGCATAACCATAGAGACGTTGGCTGCATGGCCGGACGGCCTGATAGTGGCGACCCTCTGCTCGATGGGAGCCGACGGCAACCTGTTCGCCGCCGTCAACCTGCAGGATGACGAGAATGTCATCCAGATAGACAAGATTTCAAACGCCAGCGAACTGTACTTCTTCAAGATGCTGATGAAGGTGGACACCAACATCGCTTTCGGCGAAGAAACGGTGGTGCTGGACAGCCGTGACACTCCCGTCTTCAAACCGGCGGCCAAGACGGTTTCGGCCGACCCGACTACGGTGACCATTCCGGCAGAAGGTGGCAGCAAGGAAGTGACCATAACAGCCAGCGGTGAATATACCGTAGGAGCGGCTCCGTCCGGATTTGACGTTGAAGAAACGGAAACGGGCGTGACCATCTCGGCGGAAGCCAATGACACCGGAAGTGAAAAAAGCGGAACCTTGACCATTACGTTGAATTCTGACAGCGGCAAGACGGCCAAAGTGACCATTACACAAGCCAAACAGGGGGAATAACGCATGGCACAGTTGAAACGTTTGGTATTGCATTGTACTGCCACTCCTGAAGGGCGTGAGGTCAGCGCGGTAGACATACGTCACTGGCATACCGATTCGGTGAGCAAGGGCGGTCGCGGATGGAAGCAGGTCGGCTATACCGACATGATACACCTGGACGGCAGGGTGGAACGCCTGGTGGACAACAATGAGGACGCACAGGTAGATCCCTGGGAGATTACCAACGGGGCAAAAGGGTACAACTCCACATCCCGGCACGTTGTGTACGTCGGCGGCGTTGCCGCTGACGGCAAGACTCCTAAGGATACCCGTACATCGGCGCAGAAGAAAGCGATGGAAGCCTATGTGAAAGACTTCCACCGGCGTTTCCCTTCCATCCCGGTTGTTGGGCATAACCAACTGGCCGCGAAAGCCTGCCCTTCTTTTGATGTACAGGCTTGGCTGAAAGAAATAGGTATAAATCAATAAATGAATGACTGAAATGAAAAAGCTGATTTTATTTTTTGTGCTGATGCTCGGGTTTGTGTCAGCCTCGTTCGCCCAGACGGGTGATGTTTCCACAAGTATGGACTATGACAGTATGATTGCCACCTTTGCCGGATTCGCCGGCTGCGTGGTGTTGCTGACGGAAGGCATCAAAGCCTTGTTCCCGAAAATGGAAGGACTGGTAACACAGATAGTAAGTTGGACGGTCGGCTTGGCGGCAGCCATGCTGTTGTGGTGGCTGGACGCAGGATTTGTGGCCGATGTAGAATGGTATATCGCCCTGCTTTATGGTTTCGGAGCCTCGCTTGTGGCAAACGGAATCGCAGACACGGGGCTGGTGCAATGGCTTATAGGACTGATAGCCAAGAGGACCGGGTCAAAATCATAAGCAAGGTATCAAACAAGTAATCTCATGGAACTCAGTGAAATTCTCAATTTCGTACTGGGTGGCTCTCTTTTGGCGACCGTGATTGGCATTGTGACGCTCCGCGCGACAGTGCGCAAGGCCAACGCGGAAGCCGAGAAGGCGAAGGCGGATGCCGAAACCGTGCGGATTGACAATGCTGAGCACGCCACCCGGATACTTGTGGACAATATCGTTGAACCGTTAAAAGACGAACTCAATGCGACGAGGAAAGACCTTCAGGCGACGAAACGCGAGATGGCACGCCTTCGCAAGGCCATTGACACTGCCAATTCTTGCAAGCATCATGACGATTGCCCTGTGCTTCGCGGGGTGCGCGACCACCCGAAAGACGGTTCAGGAAACGGCCAGGACGGAAACGACGCTGAGCCTGGCGGACAGCGTGAGGAGCGAAGTCCGCCTGATACGGACGGAAACGGTGCCGAAATCGGAGGTGAGTCTGAAGATACCGGCTGACAGCCTTCTGAGGCTTCCTCCGCTGGCCTCATACAGCGGGAAGAGCGGACAGGCCAGCGTGTCGGTAAGCCGTGACAGGGACGTGATAACCGTGTACGCGAGCTGCGACAGCCTGCAGCTCCTGGTGGAATACTACGAGCGGACATCCTCCGTGTGGCAGGAACGCTACGAGGAGATGGCCGGCCTGTACGAAGAGGAAAGAAAACAGCGTTCGAACCCCGTTAAAATCTTTTTCTACGGTTTCGGGGCGGGAATACTGACAGGGATTTTAACCACAATAATCATCATTCTAAAACGAAAGAACAATGGCAAATAAGAAATTCATATACGGCATAGCCCTTGTAAAGTTCAACAGCAAGGAAATCGGCTACATCGAGAAGGGCAGCTGGGACTGGGGCGGCACGAAGCCTGAGCCTATTGACGTTGATGCCGAGCAGGTGACGGACGCTCCGGTGCTGACGATAATAAGCAAGAACGGTACGATAGCGCCGACATTCAACCTCATCCAGCTGGACTACGAGAACATGCAGGCCGTGATGGGCGGCACGCTGGTGGGCAGCGCGGGCAGCTACACCGGCTGGAAAGCCCCGACCGACCTCGTGGAGCTGCGCGGCCCTTGGGAAATCCAGTTCGTGAGTGGGCAGACGATGAAGATACCGAACGGCACCATCCTTGCGAACCTGGGTGGCAAGCTGACGCTGACGGAGGTGTCGAAGATAGAATGCCAGCTGAAGGTGAACAAGCCGGAAGAGCCGGACACATCTACATTCGAGGTAAACAACACCGCAGACGAATAACTTTATGGACGCTAAGACTGCACGCATGATAGAGGCCGAGGGGGCGGCCGCGCTGCTTGACGGCGGCGTGTCCGTCCCCTTGAAGGAAGTGCGCATACCGTTCCGGAAGAAGCCGCTGCGGTTGCGGGCCATGATGCGGCGGCCGCGCCTGGGCGGACTGATAAGGCTGTCGAGGGTGTACCTGCGCCTGGGCGTGACTGCGGCGGAGATGGAGAAATTTACCAAGGAGGAGGAGATGGCCTTCATCGCGACCCACGGCAAGGACGTGAGCCTGATGGTGGCTTACACCCTGTGCCGCGGATGGCTATGGCGGAAGCTGCTTGTGCGGCCCACGGCATGGTGGATAAGGAACATGATGGAGCAACGGTACCTCATGGCGTGCATGCGGAAGTTCGTGCTGCTGCTTGGTACTGACCCTTTTACGAGTATTATCAGGTCGGCGGAACGGACGAACCCGATGAAGCCGAGACTGAGCCAAAAAAGGAAGGGGAGTTAAAGACGGTGTACGAACCGTCCCATAGCCCCTTTGGGTTTGTATGGCAGATAGCGGCGGCGACGGGTTGGAGCGTGGGCTACATCCTTGAGGGCGTGAACTACCAGACGCTGATAATGATGCTTGCGGACGCGCCGCGCTACGTGCGCAAAAAGAACGGCGGCAAGAGCGCGGAGGACGAGGCGAACGAAATAGTAGGATTTTTCCAGAGTAACCTGAAGAAGTGAAGAATTAAGAGTTAAGCCCAATGGGCAAATAGGACAAATAAGCCCAATGGGCCGAATACGACGAGGCGAGAAAGACTATGGCAAAACCTGTAGAGATAGAGATACTGTTGAAAGACCGTATGAGTGCGGGGCTGGAGACCATGCAGCACAAGCTGGACGCGCTGATGGGCAAGGCATCCGGCACGGACGAGCGCGTGCGCATCCTCAGCACGGCCATAGCCGCGCTCAACGCGCAGCTTGCCGAAATGAGGAAAACCGCCGAGACCGCCGTTCCCGACCTCGACCAAAGCAAAAACATCTCGGCTATGGAAGCCCTGAAATCGAAGATAAAGGAGCTTCAGGAGCAGCTGCGGCAGCTTGACGAGACGGCGGAGAATACGGATACAGTACCGGCCAGTGCGACACAAGCCGGCCGACAATACAACGGGCTGCACATGAGCGTCCAGCAGATAGCGAGGGAACTCCCTGCGGCCACTATGGGACTAAATATGTTCTTTCTGGCCATAAGCAACAACCTACCCGTATTGACAGACGAGATAAAGCGCGCCAAGGTGGCCAACGAAGAACTGAAGGCCTCAGGCCAAAGCACTGTACCGGTATGGCGGCAGCTCATATCGTCAATATTCTCATGGCAGACCGCCCTGATGGTGGCCATTACCGTTCTGTCCATGTACGGTAAGGAGATTGCAAGCTGGGTGGGCAGCCTGTTCAAGTCAAAGGACGCCTTGGAGGAAACACGGCGCGAGCAGGAGAAACTGAACAAGTCGATGGCCGACGCAAGGACATCCGCAGCAAAGGAGACGGCGGGGCTTCGCGTACTCTACGCCATGACCCAGAACGCCAACGCATCGATGCGTGACAGGACGGCGGCGGTCAAGGAACTGCAGTCGCAGTATCCGGCTTATTTCGGAAGCCTGTCACAGGAGGCCATATTGGCGGGCAACGCCTCCGCCGCGTACCGCCAGTTGACGCAAGACATCATGTCCGCCGCCTATGCGAGGGCTTATCAGGAACGGTTGGAAGACCTCGCGTCAAAGAACGTGGACGAGCTGCGCGGCTCGCAGGCCGACTACAACTATATGTCAAGGAACAAGAAGGCGTACGACGATGCGGTAGCGTACATGAACAGCGCACAAGGCAAGGCGGACCGCAACCAATATGCCTTCTCCAAGACTGATGCCCATACGAGGGCGCAGTCCGGCGTGACGATAGACCCCGAGGCCATCGAGCGGTATGAAAAATACGCAAAAGTTATCGATGACTTCGAGACGCGGCGTGAGCGCTGGCAACGCCATAACGAGAACTATAAGCGCAACGAGGCCACCATGCAGTCTTATGAAGATGAAATCCTGAAACGCCAGTCCGCAGTGGAAAAGACCACGCAGGGCGCATCCTACGAGCAGGACAGGAAGGAAGCGGAGCGTGAGGCCGAGAGACGCGCGAAAGAAGAAGAGCGTATCGGCAAGGAACGCCTGAAGGCCCGTAAAGACCTTGACAAGGACTTGCTCGCCCTGCAGCGTCAGAACCAGGACGACGAGACAGCCCTGATGCAAGACGGCACGCAGAAGAAACTGGCCGAAATCGACAACGACTATAAACAACGCATTGCAGAGATAGACAGGCAGGAGACCGAGTTCAGGAAAAAGAACAAGGAGGCCGGACTTGCCGGGCTTGGTGCGGACGGTCTGACGGACGAGCAGGCGGATGCGCTGCAGAAGGCGCGCGACAACGCCGCAAAGGAACAGGAGCACAAGACACAGGAGGTGTACGCTTCGGAGGCACGGGCCATGCGGAACTACCTCAAGGAATATGGTACCTACCAGCAGCAGAAGCTGGCCATCGCAGAGGAATACGCGGAAAAGATAAACAAGGCCCAGACTGAGGGTGAACGCCTGTCCCTCACAGCCGAAAGAGACCGCTCGCTGCAACAGGTCGAGATAAACGCCATAAAGCAGAATATAGACTGGGGCAGCGTATTCGGAGAGTTCGGTATGATGTTCAAGGAACAGCTCCGGCCGACCATCGACAGGCTGAAGACTATTGCGCAAAGCGATTCCTTCAAACAGTCCGGTATTGACGAGCAGAAGACCCTTTACGAGCTCATAGACAGGCTGGAGAGGTCAAACACTGTTTGGGACAGCGACATCTTCAGGCGCGTATCCGATGACATAAAGGCATACCAGACGGCCATGCAGAACTATATGGCCGCTGTTGAGAGTGCGCGTAAGGCGGAGGCTGATTACGTCAATGCCCAGAATGCGCATGCCGCAGCCGTCAAAAGCGGGGACAATAGCCTGATACAGGCGACACAGGCTGCCGTTGACGAGACCAAATCAGCGTACATGGCCGCCTCTGACCAAGTTAAAGAGTTCGGCGCGCAGGTACAAGGTACGACAACCGACCTGAATTCATCGGCATTGCAGGCCAGGAGCATGTTCGAAGACCTTGCCTCCGGGCTGCGCGGGCTGTCTTCCGGCAGCCTGCAGGGTATCGGCAACGGTGCCATGCAGCTTGACAAGCTGTTCGGAGGCAAGGTGACTGAAAAGGCGGGCAACGCCCTGGCCAAAGGATTCCAGTCATTGCTCGGGAAAGACAGCGAGGCGGCCAAGACCCTTACGGCCGCGTTGGGCGACTCCGGTCTGGCCGGTGAAATCATATCCGCCATCCTCGGCGTGCTGGACATGCTGGCGCAGGATGGTGTCGGCGGAATAGTGTCAAGCCTCATGGACACTGTGTTTGGCTCTGTCAGCGGCGTGCTTGACGACGTGCTTAGCGGCGGCATAATAACCAAGCCCATGCAGTCAGTCGTCAATGGCGTGGGGAACATCCTCGACTCCCTTACGTTCGGCGGCCTCGGCTCGTGGCTCGGCGGCAACGACAAGGAGGTGATGGAGACGGTGAACCGCCTGACGGAGAGCAACGAGTACCTGCGCGAGAGCATAGACAGCCTTGCAGAGCGCATAGGGCAAGGTGACAACACGAACGCCGAGAGCATAGACTATTACAACGACGCGCGGAAAGCGGAACTTGAGTGGGAGGAGAACCAGCGGAACATCATCAAGGGACTGGCGTCAGCCTGGACGAACACGGGGTACGGCTTCCTCGGTTTGGGCGGCAAAGGCAGCTTCAACAAGCACTCGCCGGGCAGCGACTGGGAGGGCTGGGACGCCTTCACAGAGACGCTCAGGAAAAACGGCTTCAACATAACGGTGGACAGCACGGGCGACCTGTGGAACCTGACGCCGGAGCAGATGGAGCTGCTAAGGGACTCGAACCCGAAGGAATGGCAAAAGCTGTTCAGCGGCGACGGCCACAAGAACCCGAAAAGTGCGGTGGAGGAATACATAGAGCGCGCGGGGACGCTGGAGGAGCTGACGGACGCGCTGAACGAGAAGCTGACGGGCTACACGTGGAACGGCTTCTTGGAGAAGTACAAGGAGATGGTGAGGAGCGCTGAGGACATAACGGAGGAACTCGGCGACTTCATAAGCGAGACTGTGACGGACGCGCTTATAGAGAGTTTCGTGAACGAGGAGCTGAAGGACGACATCAAGGAGCTGTACGAATACATAGCCGACGCTGCGGCCGACGGTATAAGCGAGGAGGAGAAGGCCCGTATAGAGGCGATGAACTCGGCGATAGCGGACAAGGCGGAATCATGGCGCGAGGCCATGACGGACTCCGGCATGATAGACCCCGGGAGCTACGGCACGTCGCAGAGCGGCAGGGCCGGGGCGTACACGGCGATGAGCCAGGAGCAGGGCACGAAATTAGAGGGGCTATGGACGACGAGTGCGATGCACCTGTCGAGCATGGACGAGAAGATGCAGGACGTAAGCGCGCAGATGGGCACTGCTGTGGACAGCCTGCGGCGGATAGAGGAGAACACGGGCAACAGCGCGAAGCATCTGGGCGAGATAAAGGAGGACATAAAGAAAATGATACGCGACGGAGTGAAAGTGAAATGAAGGATTAAAAGCTATGGCAATGGACGCGATACTTGGAGGCAAGGTGCTCATCAACGGCACGGACATCTGGAAGGCATACGGCGCCTTCCTGGTGGAGAAGAAACGTGGCGACCGTAACAACCTGAAGGCCATCATGGCCCCGGCGAAGACCAAGACCCACGTGGCGGTGGACATCCGGGAGGAGGACGGTGAAAAATATTCGTCCGCGCTGGAGGTGAGGAACCAGGCGCGGGACGTGAAGCTGTACTTCGCCCTATACGCGGACACGCGGGATGAGTGGCTGTCGCGGTACAAGGCGTTCATCGCTTTTTTGAAGCAGGGAGATGACGGGTGGCTGGACATCCGCTTTCCCGACCTCGACATGACGCTGCACGTTTTTTATAAGGAAAGCAGCGACTACGAACCCCTGACCTACCTGTGGCAGACGGGGAAACAGGCCAGCCGGTTCTACGTGACCTTCCGGGAACCGAAGCCGGGGATTTGAACGACAATATAACTGCATTTGAACGGCATTATGATAACGATATACGGAAGCGACGGCACAGCCAAGACACAGGTGCCCTGCGACGACAACTCGACGCAGGCGAAGGAACTGCAGGGTGACAATGTGCTCACCCTGTCGTTCACCCTGTACGAGCACATCGCGCTGGAGGTGAACGACTATGCCGAGTTCATGGGCGAGCGGTACTGGCTCATGGAGCGTTACAAGCCGGAGCAGGTGTCGACCGTGGAGTGGAAGTACGATGTGAAGCTCTACGGCATCGAGAGCCTGCTGAAGCGCTTTCTCGTGCTGAACTACACGGACGGTGCGGACGAACCCGTGTTCACGCTGACCGCGCCGCCGAGGGAGCACGTGGCCCTCATCGTTAGGAGCATCAACAACGGCATGGACAACACCACCGACTGGAAGGTCGGCACAGTGGAAGGTACGGACAACATCGTCATAGACTACGAGGGCAAGTACTGCGACGAGGCCCTGAAGGAGGTGGCCGAGAAAGCCGGGAACCGGGCCGAATGGTGGTGCGAGGGCCAGACGGTGAACGTGTGCCGCTGCGAGCATGGCGAGGAAGTGACGCTGGGCTACGGCAAGGGGCTGACAGGCCTGGAGTGCGACATGGCCGACAACGCCAAGTTCTACACCCGGCTGTACCCGATAGGCAGCAGCAAGAACATCGACCCGGAGAAATACGGGCACAGCCGCCTGCAGCTTCCCGGCGGCGTGAAGCACGTGGACGTGAACGTGGAGAAGTACGGCGTATGGCACCATTACGAAGCGGATGCCTTCTCCGACATCTACCCCAAGCGCACCGGCACGGTCAGCTCGGTGCGCAGCGAGGAGGTGAAGGACGAGGACGGCAACCCGTTCAAGATATTCTACTTCAAGGACAACAGCCTGGGCTTCGACCCGAACAGCTACGAGATAGGCGGCAAGGTGAAGCGAGTTTCCTTCCAGGAGGGCTCGGAACTGGCCGGCTTGGGCGACGAGGAGGACGGCACCTACTATTTCGAGGCCAATTATAACAGCGACACGCACGAGTTCGAGCTGATAACGACATGGCCGTATGACGACGACACGCAGCTTCCGAACGACACGCTCTGCCCGAAGCCCGGCGACAAGTACATCCTGTGGAACATCCGCATGCCGGACGAATACTATCCGCTGGCCGAGCAGGAGTTCAAGGAAGCGGTGGACAAGTACAACGAAGAGCACGCCATCGATGTAAGCCGCTACAAGGCCCCGACCGACCACGTGTACATCGAGGAGAACGGCATCGACCTGTACGTGGGCCGCCGCGTGCGCCTGGAAAGCGAAAAGTACTTCCCAGAGGCCGGCTTCCGCAGCAGCCGCATCACCAAGGTCACGCGCAAGGTGAACCTGCCCTCGCAGATGGACATCGAGGTCTGCGACGCGACGAGCACCGGCGCGATGGAGGCCATAGGCGACAGCATTACCGACGCGAAGAACTACGTGAAGACCGCCACGTCGGGGAGCTTCCCCGACCTGATACGCAGCTGGGACAACACCTATCCGACGGATAACAACGTGTTCTCGGCGCGTCGTACATTGAAGGAAGCCCTGAGCAGGCTGCGCGAGGACACGGCGCAGGAGAAAATCCATTTCCTGAAGGGAGCCGACTTCGGAAGCCACAAGGCCGGGGAGAGCGGCGCGGCGGTGGATGGTGACGGGAACGCGGAATGGCTGACCGCCGTCATCCGCGAGCTGCTGCGGTCGGTGAAGTTCGTGGACGGCATGACCGGGGAGGGCTGGCAGCTGTGGATGGACGCGCTGACCGGGCTGAGCAACCTGACCATCGACAAGGTGACCATCCGGCAGACGCTGGTCGCCCTGGAACTGCTCATACAGAAAGTGCGCAGTATCGGTGGGCAGTTCGTCGTCAGCGCGGCCAGCGGCAAGATAAAGACCATCACGAAGGACGGCGACAACTACAAGATAAGTTTCGAGCAGGACAACGAGTTCACGGCGCACGACCTGATGCGCTGCGCGGAGTTCACCGGCGCGTCGCTGCGCGGATATTGGGTGGAAATCTCCGCCTCGGACGGGGAAGGCGTCACCGTGCCCGTGAGCGAGTTCGGCGGCGTAGAACCCAAGGAGGGCGACGAGTGCGTGCTGATGGGCAACACGCAGAACCGTCTGCGCCAGAACCTCATCTCCATCGCGGCCACCGAGGACGGACAGCCACGGGTGGACGTGCTGGACGGTGTGAGCACCAAGAATTTCGACGGCTGCCTCCGCGTGCGCTTGGGCAACCTGGACGGGATAAGCGACAGCCGCTTCCCGGCGGACAACCAGCCGCACGGCAACGGCCTGTACGGCGACAACGTGTACCTGATGGGCACGTTCGTGCTGACGACGGGCGAGGACATCCTGACGCGGTTCGAGATAACCGAGGGCAAGATAGAGAGTGCCGTGGAGGGGCTGCGCAAGGACTTCACCGAGGACAGGAGCTACCTGGACAACGCATCGTTCGGCGACGGCATGAACAAGTGGGACACCGAGAACGAGGCCACTTTCTTCCTGCTCGGCAGCAAGTGGATATGGGCGAACGGCGCGCCGCTGGCGGACAAGACCGACTACGCCTGCGTGAAGAGCGACGGCGGGCGCACCACCGTATATATCAGGAACAAGTACATCCTGCAGAAGCACGGAAACTTCCGCTTCATCCCAGACTACACCGACGTGAACGACGAGGGGCTGAAGAAGCCGGAGGCGGTGTACTTGAGTTTTTTCTACCGCGTGGCCAAGGCCGGACGGCTGACGATAAAGTTCGATGGGCTGGACAAGGCCGGGTTCGAGAACTTCAACGAGTTCAGCTACGACGGGGAGCTGGGCGTGACGGACGGCTACCAGGTATTCAACCACAGCGGGCTGTGGAACGGTACCGGCGACTTCAAGCTGGCGTTCACAGGCGAGATATACCTGTACATGCTGGTGTTGAGCACCGACCGCGCCGAAGCCCTGGCCTACAAGTACAAGACCCTGTTCGAGCAGTCCGAGAAACTGGTGAAGATAGCCGCGGCGAACTTCGACAAGGACGGGAACGTCATCGAGTCGTCAAGCATCATCACCACGGCGAAGTACAACGAGATGATGTCGCAGTATTTCGACGAAGACGGGCAACTAAAGAACAAGGCTGGCCTGGTAACCACCGCGATGGCCAACAAACTGTATGCCTTTGATGCGGACGGAAATATCGTGTCGATGGTGGAACAGACTGCGTCCGACATAAAAATATCCGCCGCCAACATATCACTTGAAGGCCTTGTGACGGCGAACGAAAACTTCAAGATACTGGAGGACGGCAGCGTTGAGGCGAACGGCACATTCAAGTCGGAAGACAAGGAATACGGCAACTCGATAGTGATAAACGCCAAAGAAGGATACATAAAAATGATAGGGCCGTCGTCTGTGGACGAATACACCGGCAAGCCCAACGGCGAAGACCGTACAGACCTGTTTGAGCTTCATTTCGAGACAGACCCAGACACAATGGGTCGCGTGTCAACGATGTACCTGCGCGGAGTCGGGCATGAGGTGCGCATAGACGCGATAGACGGCGTGCACATAAAGGATATGCTGGGCAACCTGTGCATGATAAGCGCGGACAGGATAGAGTTCCAGGACGGCAAGGGCAAAATCGCCATATATTCAATAGACGGATTTAACGGAATAAACGTATGAGAATAGACTTCAAACATTTTACCGTGCCGACAGGCATAAACGGCCTGCACAAACAGACAGGTGACGCAAGGGAGAGCTTTGCCGACATAATCTACACGATGGTGAACGGCATCCGCGCCCACACCTTGGCGATGAAAATATACAAGAGCGATGGCGCGGTGGAGTATACGGACGATGAAGTGCGGCTAATGAAGGGGCTTGCGGAGCGTTACTGCACACCGGCGTTCATAGACGGGCTGCGCGCCCAGATACAGGAAGGAGGCGGCGATGAGAGTGGTATATAACAGGGTGATACCTTTCAGGGGTTTCAAGTGCGTAAACCTCTTCGGCGTGCTGTTCGTGCGCGAGGGCTGCACGATGGCGGCGGAGGACTACAACCACGAGGCCATCCACACGGCGCAGATGAGGGAGCTGCTCTATGTGCCGTTCTACCTGCTGTACGTGCTGGAATGGCTGTGGCGCCTGGCACGGCTGCGCGACATGAAAGCGGCCTACCGCGCCATCAGCTTCGAGCGGGAGGCCTACGCCCACCAGTACGCCGCGGACTACCTGAAGACAAGAAAGAAGTTCAACCAGTATAAAATGCAATAATATGGCCATATCACAGGAAGACATACAGCAGGTGCTCAACGCCATCAAGGCGGAGAGCCAGGGCGTGCAGGAGCTTGAAACCGTTGACAGCCTTAACGGGGTGAACTCCCTCCCGGGCGTAAAGGGGGATGAACTGGTAAACGTGCCGATGACGCTGCTCCAGAAACCGGCGACGGAGGCGGCGGCAGCGGCCAATGCCGCCGCGCAGGCCGCCAACACGGCCGCTGAGACAGCCAATGCAGCGGCCAGTACGGCCACGGAAGCCAAGAACGCGGCCAATTCCGCAGCCGCCACCGCCAACGAGGCAGCCGGCAAGGCCCAGCAGGCCGCCACCCAATATGAATCGACGGCCAAGGCTGCCCTGAAGGGGGCGACCGCCCGGTTCAGCCGCATCGTGGAAAGCGGGGCGGTGGATACCGTATCCGGCGCAAACGTGACGGAGGTCGTCTATATAAAAAGCCTGAAGGTGTTTGCTGGCGTATATACGGACGGCAAATACTGCAACAACTGGGCAGGAGGCAACAACGGCCTGCCGGGAGCGGACATGTATCTTGACGATACGCGGTCTGCCATCCTGAAGGACAAGGTCTATATCTGCGGCGACACGCTGTATGCGTGGAGTGACGAGGACGGCGACCTGGTGAAGGCGGGCGGCGGAGGAAGCGGCAACGGCTTTTATAATGTGACGCAGCTCCATCCGCTTGGCTCCGGCTACTACACGAAGGAAACCGCCGTGGCCGCGTTGGCAGATGCCGACATCGCCGACGAGGACAAGCCCGGCATGGTAATCACTTTCGAGGCGTCCGCCGGCAAGTGGCTCGACTACCGCTTTGAAGGAACGGACGTGTCGTCCTTCCTGACGGCTTCGGCGTGGAACCGGTACGGCGGCGGTGATGCCATCAAGAAAATCCGGGTGACGAAAGGCACGGCCACGGAAGACCTTGCCCCCGACGGGCAGGGTGTGGCGAACCTGGACATCCCGGTGGTGGAGGTAGACCAGTCGGTGAACGAGAACTCTACGAACCCGGTCAGCGGCAAGGGCGTGGCGGCCAAGATAAACGAGAAGGCCTCCACCTACGGCACCGCCCTGCAGCTCAATGAAATCGGCGAGGGCACGGATAAGGCCTATTCTCTCTCCCTGCTGAACGAGGCCGGGGAGGTCATCAGCACGAGCGACATGTTCACGGGCGGCGGTGGCGGCACGGTGGCCACGACGAAGGTCGTGCTGACGCGCGTCACCCCGAACAAGACCGTCAAGGCCGGCGACGAGGTGAAGCTGACCTACACCTACGACCAGACGGACACCGCGACCGGAGAGAGCACCGGCAATCCCGGACGGGCCACCGTCACCGTGACCCAGGGCGCGAATACCAGCACGCTGACGCAGACCATATCCGCAGGCAGCACGAACACGGTGGACGTGACGAAGTACATGGGTGTGGGCACCAATACCGTGAGGGTGCGTGTGGAGGTCGGCGAAGGCGCGGAAATGCAGGTGGCCCAGGTGACGTGGAGCATCAACGTGGTGCAGCTCACGCTGAGCAGCTCTTTCAACATCGCCACGGCCATAACACGCGGCCAGACCCTCAGCATACCCTACGCCCTGAGCGGTGCCGGCACGAAGACCCTGCGCTGCTATGTGGACGGCACGGACACCGAGGACAGGAGCATCACCAGTTCGACGGCCAACGGGTCTTTCAGCATAGCGACGACCAACCTGGCGCATGGCACCCACACGGTGCAGCTCGTGGTGGAGCTGGAGCTGTCGGACGGCAGCACCATCAAGTCGAACAGCATCCTCTTCGCCGTGGGCGTCAGGGAAGCCGGGAACAACACCCCGGTGGTGTCCGCAAGGTTCGACTATGCGGACGGGTCGGTCATCGAAAATGGCCAAACGCCTTACATCCCGACGAAGCAGTACGACAGCTACACGCTGCAATATGCTGCATACAACCCCAAGGAAACCCCGACACGGGCGGACGTATATGTAGGGAGCACGCTGGCCTCGTCCGCCTCCGTGCCGTTCACGGCGCAGAGCCTGACGCTGCGCGCCTCCAACTACGGCGAGGAGCAGTGCAAGATTGTAGTGGGCGATACGGCATACAACTTCCGGCTCATCGCGGAGAAGAGCGACCTGAACCTCAGCGAGCCGACGGACGGCCTGACGCTGAAACTTTCGGCGCAGGGCCGCAGCAACAGCGACGTGAACCGCGAGGAATGGACTTATAACGGCATCCAGACAGTGTTCGAAGGCTTCAAATGGGGCGGCGACGGATGGACTGGCACCGCCCTGCGCCTGACGGACACGGCAAGGGCCACCGTGCAGCACCGCCCCCTGGAACAGCCGGAGCAAAATGTCACCAACGCGATGGCTTTCATTGTGAAGTACAAAGTAAGCGAGGTCGTTGATGAGGATGCGGAGGTCATCCGTTGTGTGGACGCCGACGGAACCGGCTTCGTCATCACGGCGCAGGAAGCACGGATGGTGACGAGGGGCAAGAGCGAGCTTTCGATGAAGATGGCGGCCGGGGAAGTGTACGAGGTGGCCTTCGTGAGCTTCCCCAAGAGCACGGACGGCTCGTCCGACTACGAGAAGCTGAACACGGAGATGGTGTACCTGTACATCAACGGCATCATGTCCGGAAGTGTACAGAGGGCGACGAGCGACAGCGTGTACCAGGCCACTCCTTCATATATTGAACTTGGCGCGGACGGCGCGACCACCGACGTGTACCTCATGCGTGCCTACGACACGTACCTGAGCGACTCGCAGGTGCTTGAGACCTACATGATAGACCAGGACAGCTCGGACGGCATGATGGCCTTGTACGACAGCAACGACGTGATCGACGACAGCGGCAACGTAACGGTCGACAGCGTGCCGGACGGCATGAGGTACATCATCATCACTGGACGGCAGGACAACGGCGTGGCCACGGTGCTGCAGGCGGCGGTGAACAATGACAAGGACCCGAAGTACGACGTGGACGAGATGCTCTGCGTCGTCAAGGGCAACCAGGCGTTGAACTTTAAGTGCGTGGGCGGCTGCATCCGCCTGCAGGGTACAAGTTCGCTGGCTTATCCCATAAAGAACTACCGCATATACTTCAAGAATGCCTCAAAAGTGGCAGGCCAACTTTATTTGGGATGTGACGAACAAGGGGTTGGCGGAGTGTTGCAGGAAAAGGCGGTTTACTCATTCCATCCTGCCAATGGCAGCCAGAAACAGGCCGCGCCGGTGGACTGCTTCTGCCTGAAGGCCGACTTCGCGGAAAGTTCCAGCTCGCACAACACCGGTATGGCAAAGCTGGTGCAGAACATATTGACACAGACAGGGGAGCTCACCCCGGCGCAGAAGCACTGTGACGACAGTTACCAGTATGACGTGCGTACAACGATAGACGGCGAGCCGTGCTATCTGTTTTACCGTGGCAGCATTGACGAGACGCCGCAGTTCCTTGGCAAGTTCAACTTCAACAACGACAAGAGCACGGAGGCCGTGTTCGGCTTCCTGGACATACCGGGCTACCACGACCAGGAATGGGTGACGGAGAAGTTCGGCGGACAGAACCCGACGGAATGCTGGGAATTCCTGAACAACGACTATCCGATGGGCATGTTCCTTGACGACGACTTCACGACGAAGGGGGATGACGGCACACCTAATTGGATGAAAGTGTTTGAGGCACGCTTCCCTGATGATGACGACATCAATGCCCAGTATGAGGCCGGCACGAAAATTCCAACCAATCTGCAAAGGGTTGTATCGTGGGTAAAGTCCACCCAAAACGATGGAGCGAAATTCAAAGCCGAACTGGCCGACTATTTTGATGTGGATTACCTTTGCGACTACTATATGTTTACGGACATTATGGGATGTGTTGACCAACGTGTGAAGAACATGATGATGGCGTTTTGGTATGACCCGGACAAGGACAAGACGCTTGCCTACATGATATTTTACGATTGCGATACAATCCTTGGTGTACGTAATGACGGACGTCTGAAGTATAATTGGGACGTGGACGAAAATACCACGGACCCCGAACTTAGTACGGACGAAAAGACCGTATATGCCTATGCAGGGCATGACAGTGTGCTGTGGAAGAACTTACGTGAGCAATTTCCTGATAAACTGGAAGCGGCATACAAGCGCATAAGGGAACGGATGTCGAACTCTACAATCTTCAATATGTTCGACACGGAGCAGTCGGCCAAGTTCTGCGAGCGCATATACAACTTGGATGCCCAGAACAAATATGTAGAGCCTAAGACGCTGGGCGTGGAAGTAAACCAAGACGGAAGTGTCACCAATGTGAAATATTCCTATCTGGAGGCCATGCAGGGAAACCGTAAGGCGCACCGCCATTGGTGGGTGACAAACAGAATGGGGCTTTTTGATGCACGGTACAGTGCTGGGCAATACACGGCCACGGACATCAGCTTCAAGGGCAACAGCGCGGCAGGAGCGACTGTGAGGGCAACCCCTGCGCGTGACTTCTATTTTGAGTTCAGGCGTGAGGGCGATACGATGACCCACGATGCAGTCGCAAAAAACACTGAATGGAGCTACACCTACGGACAAATGGCGAACATCGGTACAATCTTCCATCTATACGGTGGCGAATGGATGAAGAAATTGGACTTGGGTGACTGGGGAGGTTTCACTGACATGTCGTTGCCTAATCTGCCAGTATTGGAGGAACTTGTCCTTGGCAACAGCTCAAAGACCTATGCTCTGACCGAACTTGTATTGGGAACAAAGTTGCCGATGTTGCGGAAATTGGACGTGGCGAATTATACAAATTTGCCGAGCTTGGACCTTTCGGGCTGTAACCGTTTGGAAGAAGTGAACGCGTCGGGCTGCACGGCATTGAGCACAATCACCTTTGCCGAGGGTGCTACGGTGAACAGACTGCACCTTCCAGCGAACTTCCAGACGCTAACGTTGCGTTCGATGCAGTATATAAAGTGGAGCGCGATAACCTTTGACAACAAGCGGAACCTGACCGGCATTTGGATAGAGAACTGCGCCCTCATAGACGGGCTGTCTGTGTTCAAGGAACTATTCTCCCTTGGCGGCAGGCTGAAATATGTCCGCATCACCGGGCTGGAACTGGAGGGTGACGGCAGCGACCTGAAGGAGTGGTACGACGCCGGTCTGGGCGGCTTTGACGCGAGCGGCAACACCACGAACACTCGGTGCAAGCTGGTGGGCACGTACCGGCTGACCAAGTATCTGGACGAGGCGGAGTACCAGAAATACGTGGAACGCTTCGACGAGCTGAACATACGGCAGCCGCAGTACACGATGATAGAGTTCGACGACACGGTGAGCGACGATGCCAACATCAGCAATCCCGACAACGAGACCGGTTACAAGTACGGCAACCAGTATGTCCCGAGCGCGCATGTGGCGGCCATATTGCGGCAGCGGCACAGGGTGCTTGGCAAGCAGGCCGTAAAGGGAACCATGACAATCGCGCAACTTGACGATGCCGACAGCAACAAGTACGCCGACGGCACGGCGGCGAAGCTGGACGGTACGGAAGGTGACATATTCGTGTATGAGCCGCATTACTGGTACAAGGGCGTGAACGACTACCTGAACAACAAGAAATACGGCTGTTACAGCTCGCAGGACGGGATGCCGGACAGGCCGGAGTGCACGGTGCTGGACCACGACTGGCTGCTGGAACACCGTTTGGTGAAGTCCGGCACGAAGATATTGACGGGTGGCACGGATGTGGACGAATCGTATTCGGTGGACGGGAATTACGAAGCCATAACGGTTGACGTGTCAGGTTACAGGCGTGTGAGGTTCCCGTCAGTATTGGGCAGCAGCCTTGTGGGTGCGGTGTTCGCCGACGACGGCGGCCGGATAGTCAAGAGCGTGATAGTGGAGACGCTGAACGCCCGTTTTGTGGACGGTATGTACTTGATATGCGACATACCGGAAGGTGCGACGAAGCTGCATTTCTCCGTCAGGACGAGTTCCGACTTCGACTGCGTGGTGCTGAGCAACAGCGACAGGATAGAGGACATGGAGCCGGACTGGGTGGAGCACGAGGCGTGCCTGTGCGGGGCGTTGCAGGCCGTGGCGAAGGGGACGAAGCTGTACAGCGCCGTGACCGGGGGAACGAGCGTCGCAAACCTGACGCAGCCGGACATGGTGCGCTATGCAAACCAAAGGGGCTTGCAGCTGGTTGATTGGGAGATGCATAAGGACGTGGCCAACCTGTTCTACGCGAAGTACGGCCGCCGTGATGCGCAGGACCAGTGCGGATACGGGCAGAACACGAACGCGCGTATAATGGGCACGACGGCGATGCTTGGCATGGCGGACACTGTGAACCCGGAGCACAAGACGGAGTGGTGCTGGTACAAGATACAGGATGAGTACGGCGGAGACAAGTACGTGCAGATAGCTTCGAGCAACTGCCTGGGTTATGAGAACTGGTTCGGCAACAAGGCGGAGTGGATGGACAAGGTGAGCCTTCCGAACAGTCCGTCGAGCGAGCAGTACAAGCTGTATATAGAAATGCCTGACGGCACGACGCGGAAGGTGAAAAGCACGACGACGAGCGGCTATATGACTGCCGTCGTCCACCAGAAGTGGATGGACATAGTAAGCGCGGCCGGTGCTGGAAGCTCCACGACATACTATTGTGACGAGTTTGTGCCCAGTTCGGCAGCAGGCCGTGTGGTCTATCGGTCGAACAACAACGCGAATGCGAACGCCGGTGTCGGTCGTGCGTATTGCGGTTACGATTCGTCGTATACGTACGCGAACATCGGTTCTCGTCTCGCCTTCCGCGGCAAAATCGAGGTCGCGGAAAGCGTCGGAGCGTTCAAGTCGCTGAGCGTTCCGGAGGAGTATGCGTGAGCGTAAAGCGGAGCGCGCCAAAGCGGGAGCGAAGCGACAAAGCGAAAGCAGAAGGAAGGTAAAAATACGGGCGTAAGCCCGTCGAATTTTGAAAATTAGGAAGTTAAGATGAATAAAAGTGTTAATTTTGCAGTTCGTAGGCGGATTCCCCCATAGGCCGTGTGGTCTATCGGTCGAACAACAACGCGAATGCGAACGCCGGTGTCGGTCGTGCGAATTGCGGTAACGATTCGTCGAATACGAACGCGAACATCGGTTCTCGTCTCGGTAACAGTCCAAGGGAACTCCAGTCGGCGTACAGGGCCGGGCACGCGTGCCCAATCCGGTGCCGAGGGGGATGAGCCTCGCCAGCAGCGGCCTATGGCCGGAAAGGCGGAACATCAAGTGTCGGGCGATAGGGTTTGGTAGGCCGTATAAACGGCTCGAAGAAGCCTGGCCCGGAGGATTGAAGGCATTAACAGTAAAGCGACAGCAATGCACAGGGAAGGACATCTGATGGAAGAGATAACGGCATATCCGAACATGGAGGAGTCGTTCAGGGCGGTAGTCCGCGGCAGCCGCCGCAAGGGCAGCCGTACCGGCCGTGCGCTTCTTGCCCACAAGGAAGAAGTCATCGCCGAACTGTCGGCACGCCTGGCCGACGGGAGCTACACCATCAGCAACTACCACGAGATGGAAGTGATGGAGGCCGGCAAACTGCGGCGCATCCAGGTGCTTCCCATGAAGGACAGGATAGCCATCCATGCCGTCATGAACGTGGTGGACGAACACCTGCGGCGCAGGTTCATACGCACGACGGCGGCCTCGATAAAGGGCCGCGGCATGCACGACCTGCTGGGCTGCATACGTAGGGACATGGAAGCCGACCCTGAAGGTACCGCCTACTGTTACAAGCTGGATGTCCGCAAATATTATGAGAGTGTCAGCCAGGACAGGCTGATGGAATGTGTAAGGCGTGTTTTCAAGGACAGGACGCTCCTTGTGCTGCTTGAGCGGTTCGTGCGCATGATGCCTTCGGGCATCAGCATCGGGCTGCGCAGCTCGCAAGGGCTCGGCAACCTGTTCCTGTCGGACAACCTTGACCATTATGTGAAAGACAAGTGCGGCGTGCCGTATTATTACAGGTACTGTGACGACATCGTCGTGCTCGGTAAAGCGAAATCGGAATTGTGGAAAGTCCGTGACATCATACACGGGAGGCTGTCGCTTGCTGGGCTTGAGGTAAAGCCCAACGAGCGCATTTTTCCCGTGAGCGAAGGCATAGATTTTCTGGGATACGTCATACGGCCGGGCTACACCCTGCTCAGGAAACGCGTAAAACAGAACTTTGCCCGGAAGATGCACGGCATCCAGAGCAAGCGAAGGAAACGTGAGTTGGTGGCCAGTTTCTACGGCATGGCCAAACACGCGGACAGTATAAGGTTGTTTAACAAATTAACAGGCAAAGAAATGAGAGACTTCAAGAGTTTGAACGTGTCTTACAAGCCGGAGGACGGCAAGAAACGTTTTCCGGGCACGGTAGTGAGCATCCGCGAGCTGGTGAACCTCCCCATCGTGGTGAAGGACTTTGAGACCGGCATCAAGACGGAACAAGGTGAGGACAGGTGCATCGTCGCCATCGAACTGAACGGCGAGCCGCGCAAGTTCTTCACCAACAGCGAGGAGATGAAGAATATCCTCGCGCAGATAAGGGAAATCCCCGACGGTTTTCCGTTCGAGACGACCATCAGGACGGAGAGCTTCGGGAAAGGACGAACCAAGTATGTATTCAGTTAGGCTATGAAACGAGTGGAAGGAAGTGCCGGTGTGGCGTTGCTTGAATGCACGAACCCGGTGTTAGGCAAATGGCGCGTCCGCTGGGGCGTGGAAGCGAAGGAGGACGGTTCGGCCACCTACATGGAAGAGGAACTTGACCACAGACCGGACGCTGATGAAATCCGGTCATTGGTGTCGGAATGGTACAACAGCCGGACCGACGAACGAATACTGTCCGGCTTCGAGTACGACGGGCAGCCCGTATGGCTGTCAAGTGAAAACCAGTTCAACTACAAGGCGGCCTACGACCTTGCAGTACAGACAAACGGCAAGAACTTGCCTGTGACATTCAAGTTCGGCACGGACAACGTACCGTACTACAAGACATTCGACACGGTGGCAGACCTTCAGGACTTCTACGTGAAGGTTATGAGGCACATTCAGGATGTCTTGCAAAATGGCTGGAAAAAGAAAGATGCGTTGGACTTGGCTTTGTATGAAGCCGGGTGATGGATGAATCCCCACGGGGGAGGGTAGAAAAAAAGCCCCCGGCCTGTTAATCAGTCGTCTCACTTACTTATTAACCAAAACGCCTATACAGCGCACGACCGGGGGCAATATACCCTCGTTCGCACTGTATAGGCTTTCTTTTTGGCTGCGCGCAAATTGCGCATAAATAAGTGAGACGTTGCAAAGATACTAAAAATGATTGGATATGACATTGTTTGAGGCACTTAAATTTAACAGGGAACCGTTGGAAAAGCTTTTAAGGTTGGGCGTGAAGTCTGACGACATCCGTTATATAGACCTTTATTCTGAGTTTGAAGAGATGAAGGGTAGGGGAGAGAAGACGACATACGCCGTGCTGTATTTGGCCGGAAAATACTCGGTGTGCGAGCGCAAGGTATATGATGTTATAAAGCGTTTCGGAAAACGCTGTACGCTTGATGCAGTGTGATTTGCCTTGGCGGCTCTTTTCTTTTGTCCTGTATGGCTACCTTTGCGCAGACCAAAGGAAAGCGAGATGAACAAATATTACCAAATGCTGGGCAAGATACTCGAAACGGGCAAAGTCCAGGAAAACAAGAAAGGACGCATCAAGTACCTCTTGGACGAGCGGCTGACGCTTACGCCGGGCGACCTGCTCGACATATTCGAGAGCCACGGCATAGCGCGTAAGAAGTTGAAAGCGGAACTCGGCCTGTTCATGCAGGGCGAGCGCGACGTGGAAAAGTACCGCGAGGCAGGCATAACGTGGTGGAATTATTGCGGCCATACGCTGGTGAACAGTTACCCGACATACTTTGAGAAGCTGCCGCCGCTCGTCGCCAAAATAAACAAGGAAAAGCGCAACAGCAAGAACTACGTGCTGTTCCTCGGCGCGACAGGCGTGGAAACGAACCAAGCCCCATGCCTCAGCCTTGTGCAGTTCCAGATAGACGAGGGCGAGCTGGTTGTGTCGGCCTACCAGCGCAGCTCTGACGCGAACCTCGGACTGCCGTCGGACATTTATCACCTTTATTTGATGTCGAGGCAGATATACCTGCCATTGAAGTCCATCACGCTTGACCTTGGGAACGTGCATATATACGAAAACAATATATCCCGGACAAAAGATTTGCTGGCCGGGGTGGAAAACATAAAATTCGAGTTGAACGT